TTAAAATAATTGATAGGGTAATCTATAAAAATCGCCGCCTTTTCAATAGGTTAACAGCATAAGGTCAATGTATATCCTATGAATTGACGCCATAGCTTACAATAAAGATATGCCGAATATGAAAAGACAATGCGAAAACATAACGGCGATGCATATAATATTAGATACACCCCATAAAGTTAGTACCGACTAACATTAACCACCAACCAACAAATACATACGCTAATGATAATCATTATCAATAATCTTTTTTTATATATTATAAGTATAAACTAAATTTTGATTATTTTTATATTGCCTTATTCTTGCCACATTCTAATTGCAGAATACAATCATCGAAGGACGCAATGCTTAGGCAGACAATCTCGATAGGGTAAAAGAAAGCGCATAAGAGATACGTTCAACCTTGCTAACCCATGAATAAGAATTGACTAAAGACTGAAAATATGAATAGAATATAAAATGACAAATCAAATTGGTGCGAGAGGTAAACCCAATGGCTAGACTAGGTAAGCGAGAACGTGCTTTGGCACGTGTAAAGCAAGCGAGAATTGATCGTGTTGACCATGCTTTTACAATAGAAACTAGTACAATGCGTGCTAGATATTGGGAAAATTACTCAGGCAAAGTATGCCAAAATATTAAGGGTAGCTTTGCCAAGCGTACGCCAAGCAATGCGTTATATGACCTATGCCAAAAAGTAAAATAGGTTATTGACAATATGCAAAGCTAGGTGGTAGCCTAGTAGCAAGATAAATATTCAGATTGGTGACTAACGTGTAAATCCAATCAGTGACCCAAAGCAAATAGGGTAGGAGATAGTACGATGTACAAGCGTGATATGCCAGTAATGGCAAAGCATGGTTGGTCGTCACCTGATGGGCTAGTGGATATTGTTGCATTTGTGCTTTGCACAATACAGCAACCACTACAATCAGTGGGCAACCAGCTTTCGGATGTTCGTAAACTTGGTGCAGATAGCAAGTATCTATTCAGTGCCAAGCGTAACGGCTATCAATTTATATTAGATAACAAGTCCACCATTTATGATGGATTATTAGAGTGCAAACAAAATGATGATGTTGTTGGTGCAGTGGAATTACTCACAACGGTGCCATCACTTGGAATGGTGAAAGCAAGTTTTGTCGCCCAATGTTTGGGCTTCGATGTAGCTTGTTTGGATAGCCACAACTTAACTAGGTTAGGCTGGGCAGCTTCGGCCACCAAACTTGACAAGAAAACCAAGCCGGAATTGCGCCGGAAAAAGATACAAAAATATGTGGAATTTTGCCAGATAAAAGGTGCTGAATATTGGTGGGATACATGGTGCGACTATGTAGCTGGCAACAGTGCCAACAAAAAACTACCAACAGGTGACGCCGTTAGTGCGTACCATGTGCAAGCATTAGCAATATGAGGTAATGAAATGACTTTTGATAAATTTGTAAAAGAGTGTGATAGAATTTGCACTGCAAAGATTGGCGTTGGAATACACGATATGCCTGACTTAACGTGGCGTGACTTTCACGAAGATGGGCTATCACCAATGGATGCGATTGACTGTGCATTAGATGAATGGCAGGGAGACATGCTATAATGGATAAGTTATTCTTTGAACGTAAAGAAAATTATGGTGAGATTAGGTTTTACCCGAAGTGTAGCAAATCCCAGTTTCTTGCGGATTTATGTGGACGCAAAACATTTTATCGGTATCAGGTGCTTGACATTAGTGAAAAGCTAGGGTATGAAATAGAAATTACTAACGCAGGTCTATAGGGTTTGGGTTAGTTATAGGGTTTGGTCATAGCTCTAATAAATATGTGACAAGCGGAATATATTCTGCGATTTTGTAAAACTTTTAATTAGGAGACTAAAAATGTTTAAGACTGTATTTACTAAGAACGTATCAGGTATCATTCGCAATCATGTGGGTGTGGAAAACCTACAGGCTCGCCGTATCACTAATCGGTATGGACGCAAGGGTACTATGTTAAGCAAGCGAGTAACTAAATCCTTACTTGCGGTATCACGTGTTGAGCAAGGTGGCACTGTAATCAATGGCAAAAAATACAAGGGTGGTCAATTCTGCCCACGCCAGAACATTGCGTAAATCATTTCGTATTAATCCTGTTGCGAAAGCACAGGCTTTGTCTAGACGCAGGGCAGGTGCTTATCGTGACCGGAAAAAGTACGACAGGAAAAGGGATAAGAAGGATGCCGAAAAGGATCATCACTTATCGCAAGCCAGTAAAGGTAAAATCTATCTTGACTAAACATAGAAAACCTGTTACGGCTATGCGTAAGCAACAACGTGTGAACAAATTACAACGACAGAAAATGGGATGTTAAATTATGAATAAAGCAACAGCAAAAATACTACGCAACAAACTTAATGAAATTTTTGAGGAGCATGGCATTGAGGGGTATGAGATACACGCAGGGAATGCGTCATTCGATGACTCACAAGTTACCTTCAAAGTTGAGGTGCGTGAACAAGGTGCAGGGTCAGCAGAAGAACGTGACCTAGAAACTTTCGCCAACCTGTCTGATCTAGACACAACCAAGATTGCCAACCAGCAGGGCAAGACATTCTCACTTGTTGGATATAAGACTAGGGCAAGGAAAAATCCTTGGATCGTGCAAGACATGAAGTCTGGCACTAAGTATGTCATCAATGACATGACAGCCAAGCGTTGGTTCGGAAAGGATGTTGCATAAAATGCGAGTTACAAAGCGAATGATTAGGGTGCGTTTGGAAGCAGTCAACAGACAGCTTGAACGCATGGCAAGGTCAGATGAACAGTCAGCTACACTTGATGTGAATTTCGCGGCGGAATATGGTGGCTACGAATTGACTGCAAATGATGCAATCATGGCATGGCGTATGCCAGCAAGAGAGATGTTACAGCATCTTGATGGGGTGCTGATAGGATTAAACTTAGCGAGAGGTGCTTACAGATGAATGTATTATCATTGTTTGATGGTATGTCGTGCGGTCAGATCGCACTACAGAAATCAGGATTCCAAGTTGACAAGTATTACGCCAGCGAGATAGACAAGTACGCTATCAAGGTAGCGAAGGTTAACTATCCGGACATGGTGCATCTAGGTGATGTGCGTGATGTTAAGGCAGATGACTTGCCACAGATTGACCTATTGATTGGTGGCAGTCCATGTCAGGGATTTTCGTTTGCTGGGAAAAGATTAAATTTCGATGACCCCCGAAGTAAATTGTTCTGGGAGTTTGTTCGACTGCTAAAAGAGTTAAAGCCTAGATATTTTCTTTTGGAAAATGTGCGGATGAAACAGCAGTCTATGGATGTAATCACTGATGCATTAGGTGTCGAACCTATATTCATCAACAGTCGGATCGTGTCTGCACAGAATAGGCAACGCTACTACTGGACAAACATTCCGATGGACAAGTTACCTGATGACAAAGGTATCCTGCTCAAAGATATACTAGAGGATGGTCATGTAGACAGAGACAAGGCACACTGTATTGACGCTAACTATTTCAAGGGTGGCAATCTCAAGTCATACTTTGAGAAACACAGGCGACAGCTAGTGTTCAGCAAGGATGGTCTATGTCATGTAGGGGATGCCGACATTCGCGGTAATGACAATATACGCAGGGTATATCATCCAGATGGCAAGGCACCATGTCTTACTACAATGGGTGGTGGGCATCGTGAACCCAAGACATTGACAAGCGATACCACATGGCGCAAGCTAACGCCACTTGAGTGCGAGAGATTACAAACTGTGCCGGAAGGGTACACCAACCATGTCAGCAATACACAACGCTACAAAATGCTTGGCAATGGGTGGACAGTTGATGTAATATCACATATATTTAATGGAATGAAGGAGACAATACAATGCTAACACTTAACACACTACACTATGACACACCAAAGGAACATCTTGTAGAGTCACTTGGCTTGCTACCCCATTGGGTAGTTGAGTACAATTTGCTAGACGAAGATGACATTGTGCAATATATGACAGAACGCTATGGATTTGGTAAACTGTATTGCTTTGGTGGAGAAGTATTAAAAGATGGTTCATACAAAAGTCTTCATGAAGAAGATGATGATTTAGAATATGTGGGCAAGATGGATACCAAAGATGGAACAGTATACTTCTACCCTTATGCTATCATTGCCTTGCCTACTGAAGATGGTAAACATTTTATTACAAGGATGGATTAAATTATGGAAAAGCGCAGAGTATGGAGTGAAGAAAGTAGACTAATGCTGCAAGGGTTTGAACAACGTATGTTTGACCACGACTGGATTGATACTGATGTTGTTGCATTATTAGATGACGATGGTGATTACCACACAGAAGTAGATGTAGAGGAGATTGATAATGATAACACTTAACTTACCACCGAAACAAGTCAACGCCATGCTAGTTGCAATGGACTCAGAGATTGAGATGCAATTAGGTGGCAGACCTGTTGATTGGGAATCATTCCCAGAAATTGCCGCAATGCTAATGGCTTACTACACAACACGTTGTAAATTTGAGGAGAACCAAGATGCCTAACCATACAGATAACAGAGTAATCCTGTCACACGCTGACAGCCAGAAGATTGATGACATCTACAATGTGATGAACACAGACGATGCTTTACTACTGCAACACATCATCCCCATGAACGAGTCCTTGCTTGATGGTGGTGATTGGTATGACTGGCGGCTGGATAATTGGGGTACTAAGTGGGACATCTATGAGACGCACTGCACTCGCATTGATGCTAACACATTGTCCATGACCTTCTACACTGCATGGTCACCGCCTATACCTGTCTTTGACAAGCTGACAGACATGGGCTATGAGATAAATGCACGATACCTTGATGAAGGGTGGATGTATGTTGGCGAGTATGTAGATGGTGATGACTGGTCAACTGATGACATTGAGAGTATCAGTGAGGTACGCCCAGAGTTAGCTGATGAGTTTGATATTAGTGAAATGATGCAAGAGGAGAATAAATCTTATGGATAGACAAAAATATAAACAACACATTCTTGCCTTGATTGAAGAGGTGAGACAACTAGAAGCACGTATGAAACCTACCGACACAGGACACATTGGAACTGCAATCAATGTACTCATGGGTAGGATTGAGGAAATGCTAACTGAACTTGTAGAGGATAAATAAAATGCAATACATAACACATGAAGATAGACTACAATTTTTACAGGCACACAATGACTTAAAGGATTTACTTAGTACAATCCATGAGTGTAATGACTTATATATTTCTGATGTAGGTAAGTTAGAAGGACTTCAGTATTTGATAAAAAGAGTAATGAAGTTTGTGCCTAAAAAAGATTATGAAGGTAATCCACAATTTTATAGAGATTACATTTTAGAGGATGAGGAGCAAAATGATGATTGATCAAACTTATGTGAAGCGTGGTAAAATATTCTTTGAGGATGGTGAGTGGTGGTACACCCGTCCTAATCAAAAGATACGTGAGAGGATCGCAGGCCATGCTAAGAAGAACACGACAAGGATGTTTGTAAATGGGAAGTATATTCCTAAGTCACACCCATTGCATAAGCCGGGGCGATACAAAAGTTTGGACGATGCATGGTCACATCAACAGATTGACAGTGTGCCAGAGGGTGAGGTTTATGCCATCATCAACAAGGCGTGGCCGGATTGGGTAAAGATTGGGTGCGCAACCATTGCAGAGGATAGACTAAATGGCTACCAAACCTCATCACCTTTTCGGGATTATGAGATTGTGTGTACGTTTCAGTCAGCCAACCGGAGCAAGGCTGAAACTATCATGCACCGCACACTAGAACAGTATGCAAGTGAACGCCGCAATGAGTGGTTTAAGATTAACCTTGACAAAGTGAAGGAAATGTTTTATCACTATGACGATAATGTAGTAAACAACTAGGAGAAAATAGCATGATTGAAATATTATTTGTTACAGCGTTTGCTTTGTTCGCAGAGGATAACGCAGAGTTTATTGCTGACGTTGACGTTAAGTATGAGCAAGGTTGTACGTTTACTTACGTAGGCAAGAAGAATGCCAAACCGGATGTACCCCACATTTCTTGGGGTGATTATGTATTTTACAGTATGGAGCCATGTGATGAGTAATCAACAGAACGAAGCTATCCTTGAACGTTTGTATGAAGATGCATATGAGCAGTTAGTGCATCAGCACCAAAGCTGGAAAGCATATATATCTCCAGAGAAAATGCACAATGCGGCAGTTGAACTAGCCAAGAAACGCTGGGAGAATAACTATGAGTAACATATATAAACTAATCATGGACAACAGGTACAACCCACTGCGTCACATACCTGACACAAACACACGGCACATGGTCACGCAATTATTGGCATGGATGTGGTGTATTATCTTTGGTATGTCTGTCGGGTCTGTCACTGTCTTTGGTGTCAGTGCCGTAGCACACGCCCTGTTGATAGCTGGTGTGTTTATTACGGCAGGGGTATTTGAAACAGCCAAGCGTAGGCCACAGTATTTTGGTAGTTTGGGCAGAGGCAAAGGGGGTGAGCATGAATAAATATACAGCAGTCTATACAGCATATGGCAGATATGAATCACTCATAGATGATCCACTTAGTAGAGTAGAATATATACAAGGTGAAACAATAGATGATGCTATCTCCGGACACGCAGAACATATGAAAGCGTGGGCTATACACGATATAGTTGGAGAGGTTGTCATATTGGAAGGTCACGTAAAACAATTAGATATTGGTGCGGGTACAGGCCACACTATGAAGAACGCAACTAAAGATGTAATTATTACAGGAGTAAATAATGAACAGGTTTTTGATTGACCATCACCCTAAAGCAATAGCACAACAACTATGTGATCAACACATTGTCAAGATGCCATTGGAAGAATCGCAGATGTTATGTACAAGTTTATGGCATCATGCACCAGAGTATGCAGAAAAGTATAACCTATATAAGCCAGTACATCAAAAGCATCCATGTACATTATGGGCAATGCGTAGCCAAGCTAACTACGTGTATGCTTTTAATTTGTATGCTGCAATGCTGGAAGAATATACTTATCGTTATGATAAAACACATGGTGCTAGTAAACATTTTATGGCGTTATCTAATGGCAAAAAGTTTCTTCCTACTGATACTATCAACCATGTTACTAGGCATCCAGAATGTTTTAGTGGCATGGACGACTTAAAGACAGGCGAACACTGGCCTATAAAGTCTTACCGAAACTTTTATATTGCAGACAAGTCTAGGTTCGCAAGATATAATAAAGGCCGAGACATGCCCGGCTGGATGAAAGGAATCAACAATGCCTAGAAATATAGAAGAAACAATATCTGCCTTCTCTAAGGAAGATTTGAATGAGCAAATCGAGTGGTACTTAACAGAGTATCACCCTTTGGGGTATGGCACTCGTGTTGCTAAGACAACACATGACCCTGACACTGGCAGATATACTGCTGTCATGTCACGTTACAGTACATGCGATTAGGAGAAATTATATGGACATTATTATTGCAGTAGTTGGGATGATAATCTTGCTGGCGTTTGGGCTATGATTAGCTTCAAAGAAATGGTGGATGATTACTATTCTTCCTATGAATACAAGGACTTACGAGATGAAACTAAATCTGATTATAAATATTTAATCGGTCAAGTTTTGGACACTAGGGTGGAGGGACGATACCTTCGACAAGTGGATGTCAAAAAACTGACTAGCAAAATATGTAAACTTGCGTATAACATATGGTGTGACAGAGGCATACACTTTGCCAACAAGACAATGGCAATAGCTAGAGTTCTGTACAACCATGGTTTACGCATGGAGATGGTAGGTAGTAATCCATTCAATGCTGTACGTAGGCGTAAACCACAGGTTCGTTCTACATTGTGGTCAAAGGATGATGTAGTCAAACTACTAGACTTTGCTTACAGCGAGTTTGAAACACGCAACCTTGGGTTGATTGCACAGATGGCATATGAATGGTGTCAGCGTGTTGGCGATATGCGCCTACTAAAGTGGGACAGTGTAGACTTTGAACACAAGCGTGTACATATCTTACAGTCAAAGCGTAGGGCGGAAGTGTATTTGCCCGTGTCTGATGAATTGTTGGAGATGCTTGAACAGCAACATGCAGACTTTGGTTTTCAAGATTACATTGCCCCACGCCCCAATGCTATTGGCGGTAAGTATGAACCCTATACTAAGTATAAGATGTCAAAGCATGGACGTACACTAATTCGCAGTGCAGGTTTACCAGATACACTTAGACTGTCAGACTTGAGGCGAACTGGTACAACAGAAATGGTTCAAGCTGGTGTAGGAATAGGACAGATTATGTCGGTTACAGGACATGCTAACCCCCAGTCGGTCCAACCATATATAAAAAATACCTATGACGCAGCAAATTATGCCTTGACAAAAAGAACATCACATGGTAAAAGCACATCAGATGCCAAACAAGAAAAGGATTATATATAATGTATAACAATATATATGATACAGTAAATAACATAACAGTATATGTAGGTGAGTCAGTTAGAATTAACTGTCCATCTTGTAAAGGATACAAAACTTTTACTGTATCTAATATTGGTGGTAACATTGTGTGGAATTGTTACAAGGCATCTTGTGCTGTCAGTGGTGGCAAGCGTATAGGTATGACACCTGATGATATAAAGAATATGAAAGCTAAACAAATACAAAAAGAAATAGAGTTTGAATTACCAAAGTTTATCGTGAAGCGTAGTAATCTGTACATGAACAGGTGGTGTGCTAGATGGGGTTTGGATGTAAATAAATTAGGTTTGCATTACGATGTAAAGGAAGACAGAGTTGTATTTCCTGTCGTACATGATAACAAGATTGTTGACGCTACTGGTCGGGCGTTGACAAAGCGACTCCCCAAATGGCGAAGGTATGGGTCTTCTAGTCTCCCCTATACCAGTGGTCAGGGTGATGTCGCCGTGGTTGTTGAGGACTGTGTGAGTGCTGCAGTAGTTGGTGGTGAGAAATTTGTCGGGGTCGCACTACTAGGTACTACTTTGCTTGAAGCACATAAGCAATATCTTACACAGTTCTCAGCAACTATCGTTGCCTTAGACCCCGATGTGTTACCAAAGACTATAGCAATGGCTACAGAATTACGTAGCCACATACCCAAGGTAAAGGTGTTGCGCCTTGAAAAAGACTTGAAGTACGGCAACCCGACAGACATAGAAAAACTAAAACAGTTAGGAGCAACATAGTGGAACTTATGGAATTATCACTTGTACGAAGTCTGATGAACAAAGACTTCTATGAAAACAATCGGGGTGCAAGATGCCCAGATAAATTGTTCAGCGCAGATGTGCGTAAGATTAAAAAAGCAGTTGACATTGCAATGGATAGATATAATAGGACTGTCACCCCAGAAGAAGTACAAGCCCTGTTCATATCAAGTAACCCATCTATTACACCAGCCCAACGTGAGTCATACAATGGTTTGTTTAAGACCATACACCGCACTGACCCATTAGGTAGTGATGTAGCAGGAGAGGTGCTTTCTCGCCTGTTTCAGCAGGTTGTGGGGGCAGAGATTGCAGAGTTGGGGTTTGACTATGTGAATGGTGACAAGTCCAGCCTAGAGCCTTTACAACAGCTTCTTGAAAAGTATGGTGAAGACTTTACGCCCAAGCTAAAAATTGAATGGGATGACATATCCATTGATACTATTATCTCCAAGAATGATTTGGAAGCGAGATGGACATTTAATATCCCAACTCTTGTGCGCAAGGTTGAGGGTGTAAATGATGGACACTTGATTGAGGTAGGTGCTAGACCCAATACAGGTAAGACATCATTCCATGCCAGCTTGATTGCAGGGCCGGGCGGGTTTGCCCAGCAAGGTGCCAACTGTATTGTATTGTGTAATGAAGAAAGCTACCATCGTGTGGCCGCACGTTATCTTACAGCAGCAACAGGTCTTACAATGTGGGATGTAAAGAATGACCCGTCCACTGCAAGGGATTTATATCGTCCTGTGTATGATAAGATTCGTATCAAGGATTCTACGGGCAGGGACATGGCTTGGGTAGAAAGTGTATGTAAATCATATAATCCTGATATTGTTGTGCTTGATATGGGGGATAAGTTTGCTACGATGTCAGGGTATTCACGCCCAGACGAAGCACTAAAGGCTAATGCCATCTATGCTAGGATGATTGCCAAGCAGTATGGTTGCGCTGTATTTTATATGTCCCAACTAAGTGCAGAGGCAGAAGGCAAGACGATATTGAATCAAAGTATGATGGAAGGTTCACGAACTGGCAAGGCCGCAGAAGCAGACCTTATGATCCTGATTGCAAAGAATCCTGTAGTGGAAGGTGGAAAGGACGAAGAGGATACACAACGCCACATTAACGTAGTAAAAAACAAATTGTCTGGTTGGCATGGTCGCATAGGTTGTAATCTCAACTATACAATAGGAAGGTATGAAGTATAATGAAGCTAACACTTGATGTAGAAAATACTGTCACGCAACGTGATGGCAAGATGCACCTTGATCCATTTGAATCAAACAATAGTTTGGTAATGGTTGGTATGCTTACAGACCAAGGGGTGGAAAGAGTTGTAACTATTGACCACAGTGAGGTAGAGGCAGATGATGGTGGACATGTACTAATACAAGAGTTCCTAGATGCCACTACTGTTCTTATCTGTCACAACGCAGCATATGATTTATTGTGGTTATGGGAATCTGGTTTCAAGTATGATGGCCCGGTTTTTGATACAATGCTGGCAGAGTATGTATTACAACGTGGGGTAAAAGAGCCTCTATCTCTTGAAGCATGTGCTGAACGCTATGCATTAGATACACAAAAACAAGACACGCTTAAAGAATATTTCAAGAAGGGATACAGTGTAAAAGATATTCCACATGATGAACTGTGTGAGTATCTTGTTGCTGATCTACAGGCCACCCAACAGTTGGCAAACAAACTAATTCTAAGGCTGAATAGTATAGACGATGCTGGCTTACGTGGCACAGTTGATTTAACTAATCAGGTGGCGGTATGCTTGGCACGTATATATCAACGTGGGTTTGCTGTTGACTTGAGCAAGCTAGATGAGGTGCGTCAAGAATTTGAACAAGAGAAGCGTCAACTTATTGACA